TTTCTAAGTGCAGCTGACTCAAATAAAGATGCTGTGTAAGTCCTTGATATTACAAAAGGTCTATCGTCACTCATCTTCTGGCCTTGAATCTCAAAAGTAATTAATACTCTTTTCTTTTTAGATTTAACGCCTTCATATTCTTGTTCGGTGGTCCCCATGTCTACTACCTTGTAACATACTCCCTCGTATTGTCCCTTGGGTAATTTTTCGTATTCGCCACCTTCTTTTAATGTCAAACTCATATTGTCTCCCTTAAAGTATTTGCATATTAAAATAAATTTATGTACTATTCTATACACTTTTATAAATAAAGCAAACAGTAAAAAGAGAGAGATTGATGTCCTTAAAAATTACCCGACCTACCAAAAATTTTGACAAACCATTCACAACAGATTATTCATACCAGTTTCAAAGCTTTCTCCAGGAGAATGGCTTAGAACCCGATCCCAAGGTGGGATTGGTCGCTAACGGCTCAATAGGTCGGGCATACATCAACGTTGGCGGCCAAAGAAAGTTGGTGGGGTGGTATCAGCTGTGGCTAGATCAATCGGTACCCTTTGGCCGATTGGGTGACTATCGAATCTCAGCTGACCAACCCACTGCTATCTGGAAACCAGAAAATCAAAAACGTATGAAGGTGACTAAAGAGCAACGTGAAGAGATCAAGGAATTACAAAAGCAGGCTGAGGTCAAACAACAAGAGAAATACAGTAAAGCAGCTAAGAAAGCACAAACCCTCTGGGACGAAGCAAAAGAGTGCGAGAAGCATCCATACCTAGAAAAGAAACAAGTGCTCTCATACGGTCTTAAAGTCAACGAGACAGGACAATTAATGATCCCACTCTTCGACAAACAGCTGACAGTAGTTGGGATCCAATATATAGACGATGAGGGTAACAAACGTTTTCTTACTGGTTCTAAAAAAAGCGGTAGCTTTTTTATCCTCGGAAGAGAGATCCTAAAAACCGCAACAGTTATCAATTATGCAGAGGGATATGCAACAGCTGCATCTTATTATAATGATTACAGTCAGCCGGTTGTAGTTGCTTTTGACGCCTACAATCTCACGCCGGTCGCAGAGACAATTTTCGGCTACCTTGCTGACCGCAAGCACATCTTTATTGCAGACAACGATGATAGTAAAACCGGAGAAAAGGAAGCCTCTAAGGCTTGTCAGTACATCTTAAAAAATAAAGGCCAGGCAGAAGTCTTAATGCCACAGACCAAGGGCGATTATAACGACCATAAGAATGATCTGACTACAGAATCGCTGGACGGCGAGCTGATTCCGGCGATGAATAAGTTGGACCTGCCAGTTGACTATGAGTTTGCTCGCAGCGCAGCGGGACGCTTTTTAAATACAAAAGATAATGTATCTGGGGTGTTGAAAACACATAGTATTGAGGTGCGCTATAACGTAATTAAAAAGCGCATGGAAATCGAGATCCCAAATACAAAATTTATCGCTGATATGAAAGAGGAGGCGAGTCTTATAGAAGTCGAAGACAGATGTATTAATATGGGCATACCACACGCTAAAGTCAGAGACTATCTCAAGATCTTGGCACGGGAGTACAATCCTGTTAAGGAATGGATCGAAAGCGTACCTTGGGACGGAGTCTCTAGGCTGCAACCATTCTTGGATAGCCTGGTGACTCACGACAGCAGACAGCTCAAAGAAATGCTTATGAAGAAGTGGCTTATCTCATGCTTGGCCGCAGCTTATGAGGATAACGGCGTTGAATTAGAAGGTATATTGGTGCTCCAGGGCGCACAAGGACTTGGTAAGACCTTATGGTTCAAACGCTTATGCGATTATGACCGTGGCTGGCTATTAGAGGGAGCTACACTGAATCCAAGTGATAAAGACTCGGTAAAGCGAGCTGTATCTCATTGGATCGTCGAGCTAGGAGAGATTGAGAGCACCTTTAAGAAGTCAGACATAGATCAGCTCAAGGCCTTTGTAACCGCTAAGACAGATGAGCTTAGATTGCCTTACGACAGAGCATTTACTACCTATCAGAGACGTACGGCTTTCTACGCCAGTGTCAACGCGCGAGAATTTTTGACGGACACGTCTGGAAATCGAAGATTCTGGGTTCTGGCTGTCAAAGACATAGACGTGAATCATGGCGTGGACATGCAGCAGCTCTGGGCCGAGGTCAAGGACACTATGTATATAAAAGGCCAGAAGAATTGGTTTCTATCACCAGATGAGCGCGAACTATTACAAGAAAGCAATGAGATCTATAGGACTCAGTCAAGTGTAGAGGATCTTATCCTGGAACACGTTGACTTTACGACTGATTATCCTAAGCCAGTGCAGATGACCAAGCTGTTGCGCGATTTGGGGATCAAATCCCCTAGGATGCCGGACTTCAAAGAAGCGGCACGTGTTTTACACGAAAAAGGCATAGAAGCGCGCAGGACAAACGGTAAGAAGGTATATGACATTAGCTATACAAAGGTCGAAGACGATGGTTTCACTGACTATAGCTCTAAATTTGGAGACGATTGATGATTGAACTACTAGAGGCTGTCATGGCCACAGCATTTACAACGCTAGCTGCATCTATAGTATTATTTGGTATAGCAGTAATCATAAATGACAGGAATAGGTAATGAGCAAATGGCATGGAGGAAAAGGATCACGGCAACGTGACCTGGGCGTTAGCCAGGAGATTTTTGATGCCAACTTTGAGGCGATCTTTGGCGAAGGCCGGAGAAAAAAGCAGGGTGAGGGCGATGATAGAAACAGGGAAGGTACACTGCCAGGTGGTGTAGACAAAGCTATACAAAAGGACACAAAGATATAAATGATTGCAAGTATGTATAGAATAGGGTGGGGTGCAGGGTATAGTAAAAGAGATGCCACCCTGTCGATTATCCTTGTAGCTACGCTGTTTATTACTATAGGTAGTGTTAGGTATATATATATAAAGAATATATTATTAGACATGGTTATAACGCATATAAAAGGGGTTTATGAGGGGTACAGAAATATAGTGTTGGAAGTGCTATACACTACACCCTGTACACTGTTGAATAAAATATGAGTGAGCTGCGATCAATACAAGTTAAGACTAGCGATCAGAAATTTCAGATCCGTGCAGTCTATCTGGCTGTTAAGAATTTCTCTGGAGTGGTTCGCAAAATGAAAGGACAAGATATTGTTGGCATCGTTAAATTAGAAGAGGGCAGATACTTGGCCTTCGTTGAGGAATAACATGGCAGAACGTGGCAGACCGAAAAAGAACAAAGCTAACCTGGTTGATACGCCAGATCTATTTGAGAAGAACGAAGAGTATAACTTGACAGAAATGCAAGCAGCATTTGTATGGCATTATACCGAAGGTGCATGTGGCCAGACTGAGGCAGCTCGAAAGGCTGGTTATGAGTTCCCGGCATCGGCGGCCAGTAAGTTCTTGAATGGCAGAGATCATCCGAACATAGTAAAAGCTATCAGAGTAAAGCAGGACGAACTTGCAGAGAAGTATGCGATCACACCACAAAAGACTGGCACGATGTTATGGAAAGTAGCAGAGACAGCCTTCGAGAATAATCAATTTAACGCAGCGGTTTCTGCTATCAAAGAGCTCAATCAACTCGCTGGTTTATCTATCAATCGTAGCCAGAATATCAACATAAATGCCACGCTCGATGGCATGGGAAAGGACGACATCAAGCAGAGATTAGCCAAGCTACTCGGAGCTGATTCAGATGACTATGATCCAAAGGACAGATAATCAAACTAACAAAGTAATGGGCCACTCTTAGAGAATCGGCGTCAAAATCCAGGAAAAATGCCCTGGTGCCAAAAAACAACGCTATATCAATGACTTACGCGCATATATTAATGTATAATTATGTGCACATTCCTACATCTTGTGAGCACAAGGGTAACAACACCTATAGCTGTGTTCCTGGATCTATGCTTTTTACGATACAACAGTAGGCCTACAGCTGTGTTTTTGATACTACTGGCACAACAACACAGCCGTAGGTTCCGACAGCAGTATTATGAAACCTACGGGTTATACAATACAGCAGTAGGATTTGACAGATATTTAATTACCAGAAATGCTTTAGATATAGGGTTCTTAGAGTATTTGATAATACAGCCATCCAACCAACAGCTGTATTCTTTATAGCCAGAAACACAAAACACAGCAGTTGGGCCGACAGCAG